CCACGCTCTTCTAGTAGTAGCGCACAAGTCGAAATCCTTCCAGCGCTTCGCCGCAGGGACAGAAGGAAATTAGATCGCCGCAGGGACGCGAACGAAGAGAAGGCAGGCCAGAGCAGACACCTCCAGCGCTAGACGCAGGGACGGAGGAGCGAGCGACCTGGATGTTCTGAAGAGACGACTACCGGCGCGAACTTCGCGCCGTCTTTTTTAAGCCGCGTCGAAAATCGCGCGGCTTAAATTCGACGACTACCAGAAAGGAAAACGACATGTACACGATCTCAAAGAAGTCCTACCGCAACGCTCAGCGCGTCCTGAACTGCGAGTCATGGAGCCGCTATTCAGCGAAGGTCCACCGCGATGCTGAGCGCATCGTTGAGAACTACGATCAGGGCGCGACGTTCGACCGCAAGCAGGTCGAGTTCAACCCGCAGCCAGTCACCGCAGCAAGCCTTCGTCGTTCAGACGAAGCGTTTGGCCGCAAGCTCTTCAAGCTCCTTTAAGAAAGGAACTCTATCATGGCTAAGCAAACGAAGATGGTGAACGGCGTCAAGCAGACGTTGATCGAAGGCGTCTGGCGCGGCGAAGGCTCGTGGCTTGAGGTGTGGCCGAAGGTTTACGATGCCCACCGCGTCGGTGACATCTATGAAGGCAAGCAGATCACGGAGAAGCCGTATCTGGGCAAGGCTGTCGGCGCGAACGTCGTTTGCCACTTCCGGCTGCTGGACCTTCCGAAAGAGAAGCCTGCAGGCATGAGCGAAGATGCCTGGCTGAATACGTTCGCACCGTAGGAAGTTTTGACCAACGTTCTCTCGCCGATGAGCGAGAGAACGTGAGCCAGCACTTCCGCTGGGCAACAGAAGGGATACGACCATGGCTACCACGAAGAAGAAGAGCATCAAGGTCACGCACGTCATCGTGAACCGGAAGCAGTTCCACTCGGTGAAGCAGGCTTTCGAAAAGCTCAAGCTTCCGCTGGGTCGGCACATTCGCTTCCGGATGGCGCTGAAGAAGGCGGGCAAGCTCGTGTTCGAACACGGCAGGAAGCGCGTGACGTTCAGCGTCGCCGCAAAGGACTAGGAAGCATTGACGGTGAGAGCGGCGCACGCGCGTCGCTCGATCCGCCAGCACTTCCGCTGGATCAGAAAGGACAACCAATGATCATCGTCAAGCAAGGCGCGAAGCAGATCACACTCTCTCACATCCACAAGGGGAACGTCGCCGCCATGATGGAGTTCGGCCTCACGCGCGATAACGCGGAAGGCCTGTTGAGCGCGATAGCAGCGGGCGATCTCGCTCACGCGGAAGAATGCGGCTTTAAGGTCGAGAAGGTCGCGCCTGTCTCCACCGCCGAAATCCTGGCAGCGCTCGCTGCGGGCAAGTTCGAACCGCTTTCCGAGACGAGCCGCATGGCTTACCTGGACGCGGGCAAGGATGCGTTGGTTTGGGTTGCGCCAAACCTCTCCACCGTGATCGTCTGCACCGACGAAGAAGACGGCAGGCTGATCATCGAGGTGTACGGCGCGGACAACGACGTGTGGCAGGGCAACGCGCTGCTGGAAGCAATCTAGGTCGAAACGCTCGCAGCTCGCGAGCGTCGCCGCGTCATTCGCGGCCTGATGAGACCACTAGAAAGGAAACGACTATGGCGAAGCGCTTCGCATTCGATCTGAACAAGGCCATCGAGGCCGCGTGGGACTATCTTTGGGACGTGAACCTGAAGGATCGCGCCAAGCAGGAAGCCGAACACCCTGATGGCGACTTCGGCAAGTACGGTCGCCGCTGGTACACGCGCACCTTCTATATCTGCGCAGCCGACATCGTGTCGCAGGTGCGCAGCTTCGCCTATGAGACGGCGAAAGGATTGAAGTGGGGCACGAACGGCGTGCGTGGTCCCGATTACGGCATCCGTCTTTCCGGCAACGTTGAAGGCGAGGTGCGGCGCTGGCTGCTGCGAACGAAGGACAGCCACAACTTCGGTCGTGGCCACATCTCCGGCATGCGGTTCCGCCCGCGTGGTGCGCCGCTGGGCCCATCCGAGAAGGACACGCTAGAAGAGAAGGCGAAGCCGCCGAAGCCGCGCGTCATCCACTTCGCCCGCGACGGCTACAGCGGAACGCCTCTGTGCATCGCCGTGCAGCGAGCGAACGAAGATGCCGCGCGCAAGGCGAAGGGTCTGCATCCGGCATATCGCGGCCACAGCCGTTCGAAGGCGTGCACGCAGAGCCGTTGGGGCGCGGGCAAAGAGGATTGGCAGAAGGGCGTTGTCACCTGTCCGCGTTGCCTGAAGCTGAAGGATCACGCGATGGCGAAGCCGCGTGAGAAGGTGAACGCTTAAGCAAAGGTCGAAACCGGAGCGCGTTGCTCCGGTCGCCGCGTCATTCGCGGCCTGATGAGACCACTAGAAAGGAAAGACGATGGCCGTCCAACTATATGATCTGTCCTGCGCTCCGAAGGACGACAAGAACAACCTCACGTTCACGATGCGCGCGCCGCTGAGCGTGATCGCGAACTACCTCAAGCTGCACAACGCGGCCTGCACACGGATCGTCGCTGAGACGAAAGGCTCGTTGATGCCCTGCTTCATCTATGTGCCGCAGGCTCCGGATGACGTGTACGTCATCTGGCGTCCGGTCAACCCGCTGCCGACGACTGCGGCGAGGTGAGGAAAGGAGATGCACACGATGCATGACGATATGCCGCTGCTGCCAAAGTTCCTTCGTCGCAAGAAGACGAAGGACGACCGGGCACGCGTTGACGCGATCCTTCGTCAAGAAGGCGCGAAACGCACCTGGGCACCGATCCGGAAGGCGAGTGAAATTCCCGCTCGCCCAACGATGCCGCTGCTGACCGATCATCCCGACCTGCCGATCAAGGTCCAGGTGAAGGACGCGAAGAAAGCAGGCTCAGTCTTGCTGGCGACCTACGCCAACATGGCCGAGTTCGAAGCGAAGCACAACAAGGCGACGTACCCGGTGAAGGGTCAGCCGATGTTGTTCCAGGGCCACAACGTAATACTCGTTGGCGCGAAGCCTTGGGCCGACAAAGAGAAGAACGCGACTAAGCGCGAAGGTCCGCCATCTAGCGCGGTCAACGCGGATGGCGTCGTGTACAGCAGCGTGCTGAAGGCGTTCGAAGCGCTCAAGCTTCCGATCCCGAAGCACCAGAAGTTCCGTGCTGAGCTCAAGAAGGCGCGCGCACTCGACTTCGTGCACGACGGCAACAAGTACGCCTTCACCTACGATCTCAACGCGAAGCCACCGAAGAAGGCAGCGCCCGTCGTCGAACCTGCGGCCAAGAAGGTCGCAACAAAGCAGAAAGGAAAAAAGAAATGAGCAACACCTGGCCTTGCTATCGCAAGGAGTGCGTTGGTGGTTCGTCGCGAGGCTTCGCCGTTTGCTACGTCGCTTGCCCGAGACGCGAATGCAATCGACCGTTCAACCTCGCGTTCGACGCCTTCATGAACGCGAACGATAGCCAGCGCACCCGCATCCCGGCGTCGTGGGAAGACACCGGCGATGCCGAGAACGGCCCGCACCTTACCGGGTGCGCGGCTCACGATCTGTACCTGCTTGATGACGTCGAGTATGCGGTGTTTGAAGACGGCACCGCTGAGCGTTGCGAGACGTTCGACACTCAGGGCATCGAGTGTGACAACCATGTGCGATGATCCGCTCACCCAGGGCGCGCAAGACTGCCGTGCCAACAACCTCAATCGCGCGTTCGCCTTCGAAGACGAGAACGAGCGCGCGAGCTACATCACCGGCTGGGAGCGCGCGTTTGCTCTGGCCTGCCAACGCCCCGACTTCGCGGACATCATGCCGCATCACACCAACGGAGGCGCGATGTGACCTACTCCTTCAAGATGCGCAACGGCGTTAAGACGTGCGATCCTTGCGGCCGCGACGCTTCAGGTCATTGCGCGACTTCGAACACGACGGCGAACGGGTGCAGCGATGCGCGATGCCCGTTCAAGAACCCTGACGACACGCCGGAAGCTTTCGCGGCGCGCGTCGCTGAACTCTCGGCTAGATACTCGATGTGGAGTTGATGCATTGATGATCGGAGACGCGGCAACGCGCCTCCTTTCACCCGCGCAATCATGCGACTGGATACAGGAGAAGAAAGATGTTTGACGTTACCAAGGCGAAGATGGCGGAGCTGGTCACCTACTACAACGCGAACTCCGGCAAGCCTGCGATCAAAAAGTTTGCCGACCGCAAGACGGCTGAGCGCCGCGTTGCTGCTCTTGTCCCTGCTGCGGACAAGAGCAAGAAGCCGAGCAAGGCGAAGGGCACGATGAAGAGCAAGGTCATCGTCGATGGCATCGAGTATCGTTCGGTGAAACAGGCTTTCGAGAAGCTCAAGCTGCCGCTCGGTCGCCACATCGGCTTCCGCATGAAGCTGAAGGCCGCTGGCAAGCTCGACTTCGAGCACGACGACAAGAAGACGACGTTCAAGACCGTTTCGTAACCATCAGACAATCTCAGATTGTCTGACTCTTTAGAAAGGAAACTAGCTATGACGACGAAGAGCCAAGAAGCAGCCGCCGACATCTCTGCCTTGCTGCGGGCACGCAACCCTCTTCTCTGGATCGTCACCAGAGAAGAGGCGCGAGTGGAAGCGTCGCTCTTCGAAGCTGCGGCGAGCGCGAACTACATCGCACGCACGTGGGACGTTGCGCAAGGCGTCGCGGACATCAGCGGCGTGCCGCAACCCGGCATCGGCGGTGCCGATCCGGGAGACATGTTGAAGGCGATCCAGCAACGCGCGCTGGATGGCGGCAACAACGAACGCGCCGTGTGGCTGATGCGCGATCTCGCGCCTTGGCTCAAGGACCTGACAGGTGCCGCAACGTGTCGCTCGTTGCGCAACCTCGCCCGAACACTACCGGGTTGCCCGCGTGAGCGCGCTCAAGCAGTCATCGTTCTCTCCCCTGACGGTAACGTGCCTGCAGAGCTTGCAGGCCACGCCACCGTCATCGAATGGCCGATGCCTGACCGCGAAGAGATCGCGGCAATCCTGGACTCAGCTATCGAGTCACTGCCGGACGAAATGCAGAAGAAGGCTTGCTCACCCGCCGTTCGTGAGCTGGCCATCGATGCGGCCATCGGACTGACCGGCGAAGAGGCCGCGTCATGCTACGCGAGGTCACTGGTGCAGACGCGCGACATCGATCCGCTCGTCGTCTCGCGTGAGAAGAAGCGCGTTGTGGCGAGGGAAGGCGTGTTGGAATGGTACGACCCTATTCCACAAGGCCTGGATGCAGTTGGCGGCCTCGATGCGCTGAAGGCGTGGCTCGACAGCCGCAAGAATGCGTACACACCCGCCGCGAAGGAGTATGGCCTGCCCGCGCCGAAGGGTGCGTTGCTGGTCGGCATCTCCGGTTGCGGTAAGAGCTTGAGCGCGAAGGCCATCGCGACTGCCTGGGGTTGTCCGCTCCTGCGGCTCGATCTCGGCGCGCTCAAATCCAAGTTCGTTGGCGAAAGCGAAGGCAACTTGCGCAAGGCGTTCGGCGTGATCCGCACAATCGGTCGCTGTGTCGTGTGGATCGATGAGTTGGAGAAGGCGCTGGCGGGTGCGACGCAAGGAGGTGCGGATGGCGGTGTGTCGTCCGATGCGCTCGGCGCGTTGCTCAACGAGATGCAGGAGCAGAATGGCGGCGCGTTCTACATCGCGACCGCCAACGACGTTTCTGGCTTGCCTCCGGAGATACTCCGCAAGGGACGTTTCGATGAGCTGTGGTTCATCGACCTTCCCACGATGAAGGAGCGTGTCGAGATCGTGAAGGCGTCGCTACGTTCGCACAACCGTCAAGGCGTAAAGATCGACGCCACGAAGGTTGCTGAGGCCTGCGCAGACTTCACTGGCAGCGAGATCGCCGCCATCGTTCCCGACGCGCTGTATGCTGCATTCAGCGAAAAGGCTCGGCAGATTACTACTGCCGACCTTATCGCTGCTGCGTCAAAGGTCGTGCCGCTGTCGAAGACGGCCAGCGGCAAGATCGCAGCGCTGCGTGAATGGGCCAATGGCCGCGCTCGCCGGGCGACGACGCCCGACAATGCGACCACGGGCAAGAAGAAGCTGGACATCTAATGGCCCGGCGCAAATCGCTCAAGACCATCCTGGTCGATACCGTCAAGGAATTGACGGAGATCGATTGGGAACGCTACGACACCAAATCTAGGTTGGACGCAATCGACGATTGCGCCAACAAGCTCGTCAAGATCGTTCGCAACTATCATCGCCGCACCGTCGCGGCAAAGAAGGGAAACTAAGTCATGTCGAAGCCTACCATCAAAACCTCCACCATCCGTCCCGGCCTTCTCGTCGCGCTGAAGACGACGGTGAGCGGCAACGTCCACTACCACAAGCAAGAACTCGGCACCGAGATCGAAGGCGATGCCGAGATCGTGAAGTGGGAGACGGAACGCACCATCAAGGACCCGAAGGAATTCAAGGCCGCTGGCCAGGTCCGGATGAAGGCACGCGGCCTGATCTCTTCCGTTTGCGCGACATCGACGTTCGGACTGCTTTGCCCTGAGAGCAACGCAGGCAAGCTCGCCGAAGCGATCCGCAAGGCTCATGAACTTGCGGATGCTTTCAATCAGAAAGCATCCGTCACGCGCGTCAACGTCAACGTCATCGCCGGTCGTGTTGCGAGCGACGACGTGGAAGCGACGCGCGCCATCAATGGCGAGGTGCGTGAGCTGCTCCAGCGCATGGAGACAGGCCTGAAGACGATGAACGTCGAGGAAATCCGCGATGCGGCGAAGCGCGCCAAGGCTCTGTCGTCCATCGTCGCTCCCGGCGCAAACGACAAGCTCCAGGCCGCAATCGACGTTGCGCGTGAGGCCGCGAAGAAGCTCGTGAAGGCGGGCGAGACGGCAGCGCGCGAGGTGGACAAGGAGGCCATCAAGTCGCTGAAGGCTTCACGCACGGCGTTCCTCGACATCGATGAAGAGGCTGCGCCCGTCACGCCGAAGAAGGCGAAGGCGAAAGGCCGTGCGCTGGACCTTGCGTGATGAAGCGCTGGCTCATCACCTTCGGGTTGTTGGCGTTGTGGTCATACACCGCCATCGCCAACTACCATCGCGGCGACTTCATGAAGATCGTCGTGGCCGCGTTGGCGCTCATCCTGCTCGGTCATATCATCTTCGGCGTCTGTAAAGGCATGCTCTGGCTCCTGCAGACGCTCATCGTCGCCGATCTAAGAGAGAAGCTCAGGAGGGACGATGAGCAATCATCGCGGCCCTGAGAACGTTCCGCCCGATGAGCTGCGCTGCGAGGCGTTGGTGAAGGGCACGCGCTCGGCAGCCTACTGGCGTTGGATGCGGCACGACCGTCGCTGCGCCCATCGCATGAACCAAGGACGTGACGGCATCGCCGTCTGTCACGTCCACGCGAAGATCGAACACCTGGTCAAGTGGCAACAGAAAGGAAATGAGACGTGAACGAAAATCAACAAAAGCCGTCGTCCGATTGGATCATCATTCCGCTCGGACTGCTGGCTATCTTCTGGAAAATCATCCGGGAGGCATCCAGATGAAACTCGTCACACACAATCTCGGTTGCAACTTGCACCAAGCTGCAACGTGGATCAACGACTACAACCTGGCATCGAAGGTTCTGGTCATGCACATGACGCAGAGCGCGCAAACGATCCTCGTCCTGCGAACGTCGGACGGGTTCGATCTCGACAAGTGGTTGAACGCTAACAAGGAGCGCGCTCGCAAGCGCCGCAAGGAAAGGGAGAAGGCCAATGCCCTGTGACACGAAGCTAAAGCCCAACCAGACGATCACCCAGCGCAAGCTGGAGATCAGCGAAGTGGTTGATAAGGTCGCGCGCGGCCTCGTCAACGGATCGATGCGGCTCCAACTCTCGAAAGGCGGGGCCGTTGCGTTTGACGGCATAACTGATACCGACAAACGCAACGTAACCGATGCTTGCATCTATCGGCGCATCATGGCGACCGGGAGCGCGCTGGCGAAGGCGAAGCTCCAAGCCGCGCAAGCGTTGCTCGGCAAGCAAGCTGTGACGACGAACGGCACCCACTCCCACGACGGAGGAAAGACATGGCACGGCAGCCACAAGCACTGACCTGCAACATCTGCAGCCGCGTGCTGAACGTCGCTGACGATCCGACGACAAAGGATTGCGGCGGCGATTGCCTGCGGTGTATGGCGGAGGCAGGCGACCCCGACTGCATCAAGGCTATGGTGGCGCTTCACGCGGACTTCGAAGGGAGCGAGCATGAGTCGTCATAGCTGGGGGCCAGAGCACCGCAACAAGTGGAGGCGTCGCGTGAACGTCTGCGCTCGTTGCGGCGTTGTACGTGAGAAGTTGTTCTCATTCAGCGAAGGTGGAATGAGAACAGATTACCGCCGCGAAGACGGAACGTTGATCAGCGTCAAAGCGCCGGTCTGTAACTCAGAAAGGAAAGACGATGCCGATGTTCAACGGTCGTCCTGTGACGCCGGGACAGTACATAGTCCTCAAGGAGCTAACGCGCGATCTCAACGTGAAGGTCGCGCCAACGCCGAAGAAGCCGACGAAGAAAGGAAAGTGACATGGCAACAATCGAAGTCCCCGACTTCCTCAAGCACCTGAAGCGTGATCATCGAGGCTACCCATGGCCGTTCCTGATGATGCCGGATAGCATCGTCACGATGGACGGTCGCAAGCAGGAGCGTTGCTGCCGCGAAAAGCTCTGTATGGTCTGCGGCCGCAAGCTCGACAACAAGAAGTGGTTCATCGGCGGACGGCGAACGGCGCTCAACCGTCTCGTCGTCGATCCGGCGATGCACGAGCGTTGCGCGCGATACTCTCTCGCTGTTTGCCCTTTCTTAGCAAACAGCGAGATGAAATATCGGAAGAAGTATGACGAGCACACCGTGTTGACGGTGGGCGTCGATCCGGAACGCGACGGCACACAATGCTTGCTGCGCACGAACGGCGCTAAGCCTGTCCTTTTTCAAGGGCAGGTCTTCATCCTCTGCAACCGCTGGGACTACATCGAGCACTGGCGCAACGGCGAGATCGTGCCAACGCCCCACGGCTTCACGGTTGAAGAACTCCGTGAAGCCGTGGGCGCGTTCGATCCCGGTGGCCCGTTGTACGGCCACTACAAACCTGTGGAGATATGAATGAAAATTCATTGGTGGAACGGAGAAGGCGTTGCCAGGCCATCGTGCGGCGCAGCAAACGTTCTCGTTAGACATACCCACGCATCGCCTTTCGCTGTGACATGCAAGTCGTGCCTCAATCACATGCTCTCGGCCGCAGAAGCCGATGTGGATGAGGCGCACAAAGAGTGGATGGCCGCGATACAACGCAAACGAAACATCGAGCGCCACATCAAGTCGCTGTCGGATGAGGTGACAATATGAAGCCGCGCCTCATCTGGACTTGCGCCGACAAGCGCGAGTTGTTCGTTGACGAGATGGAGACATCGCACATTCGCAACTCCATCGCAAAAATCCGGCGCTCAACCCGGACGGATGCGAACGGCAACCTGAAGGGCTGGCGGCTCAGCTATCTCAAGCCGCTCGTTGATGAACTGGAACGTCGCGGCGCGAAGGATAATGCGTCGCTCAACCCGGCGAAGCTGTCCAACCGCTTCCGCAATCTTGATCTCAATTAGAAAGGAAACATCATGCGTGGATATTCAGCCATCGGTCTTATCCGACCGAAGAGTCACCACAACGTCGGCGCTGTCTTGCGCGCAGCCTTCTGCTATAACGCTGCGGCGGTCATCGTCCAGGGTGACCGATCCAACTTCATCCAGTCGCACCTCGACACGTTCAAGGCCTGGCGTCACATCCCGGTCTTTCGCGGCGACGATCTGCATGCCATGATTCCGTTCGCAGCGGTCCCGGTCGCTGTGGATCTCGTGGAAGGTGCGACGCCTCTGCCCGCCTTCCAGCATCCGCAACGCGCGTTCTACGTCTTTGGACCGGAAGACGGCACGCTGGGCAAGTCGGTTCTCGATTGGTGCCCGCATCGCGTCATGGTGCCGACGCGGGAATGTATGAATCTCGCCGCGACCGTCAACGTCATTCTCTATGACCGGATGGCGAAGGCGAACCGCATGGAACGCGGCATCAGCAACGAGAAGGTGGGAGGCGTGTCATGAAGACGCTCTATCAATGCGAGATGTGTCGAGCAAACTACGACGACGCGAAGAAGGCGTTGGAATGCGAGGCGCAAGGCGTTCCGACGAACATCAAAGTCGGCGACATCGTCAAGAAGCACGATGGCTACGGCTGGAGCAACGGCCTCGGCTATTGGGTGATACACGGCGCTGGCGAGCACAACGGAATGAAGCTGGTGAACTTCTATTGGCTCGTCATCGAGATCAAGAAGAACGTCGGGAGCGGCAGCGGCAAACACTGCAACGAGGTCACGTGTGTGTCGCGCGGAATCATCAACGGCGTGAGCGTTGACGGCAAGGAAGAGTGGGGCATCAACCGCTTCAACCACTACCTCGATGGAAGCTTCAGCAGCAACTATCCGGTCGTCGCTGAAGACGTTCCGCAGAAGGTCCGCGACGAAGCCGCAGCGTTCATGGCACGCGGCTACACCGTCGATCTCGACAGCAAAGGCTATCTCCGAGTCACAACCAAGAAAGGAAACTGATCATGCACAGGCACATCGAAGCCACGCTCATCCGCGATGACGTTCGCACGACCGTCACGCTTCGTTTCACCGATAGGCCGAAGTCGCAAGCGATCACCCTGTTTGAGATCGCGGCGCGGTTGACCGCTGCGGGCTGGACCATCCAGGACGGCGACATCATCGAGTTCAAGGAGGTGCGCTGATGCGTACCTGCGCCAAGGCTCCTTGCAAAAGCTGCCCTTATCGCTGCGACGTGCCCAGCGGCATGTGGGCCAAGGAGGAGTATGACAAGCTGAAGGCGTATGATGGCGACATCGGCGAGCAGCTAACGAAGAACGCTGTGGCGCTCTTCGATTGCCATCAGCGTGATGGCCAGCTCTGCGCCGGTTGGGTTGCGACGCACAAGCCTCAAACACTTCTGGCGGTTCGTCTTCATTCAAGAGACATCGCGCCAGAAGTGTTTGACTATTCGTCTCCCGTTCCTGTGTTCAGCTCCGGAGAAGAGGCCGCGAAGCACGGCATGCGTGACATCAGGCGTCCTCGCGCTGCGGCCATCAGCGCGATCAAACGCCTCAGCCGAAAGAAGGCGCGCGACGGTTGGTGATTCAGGTTGCCAACCCGGTGCGCACGTGGGAAGCTCGGACGTTGCAGAAGCTCGCAGCATCACAGGAGGCCACTATGTAGTCGTCGCTCGATCTTCTCGCCACACCTGCGCTCCCGGTCGCGCCAACGACCGGGAGACGCTCTACAAGAATTTAGAATTGAAACCGAAATGCAAATCAGAATTGAAACGAACGTCGCCCAACCGGCGCTGAAGTCCTTCCTCGATGAGCGCAAGCTCTTCGTTCCTGTCTTCTTCGACAAGAACGATCATGTCGTGCTGACCATCAACCCGCGCAACCGCGCTGACGCGATCCTCGTGATCGACTGGTTGATGGCGCAATGACCTCCCCCGATAACAAATGCGGCACCTGCAACGCATGCTGCCGCGTCTATCACGTACCGGAGTTCAAGAAGCCTGCTGGCGAATGGTGCACCCATTGCGACATCGGCAAAGGCTGCAAGGTGTACGACGCGCGGCCTGAGCGTTGCGTCGAGTTCCAGTGCTTGTGGCTCGCCAGCCAATCCCAAGGCGCGACTGCCCTTGGGATTGAACTGCGCCCCGACAAATCCAAGGTCGTCTTTTGCCCGTCCACGAACGAGAAGGTGATGACGGCGATCACGCTGCCCGGCTATCCGCTGGCCTGGCACGATAAGCGCATCAAGCATCTGGTTCGCCGTCTCAACGAGGCAGGCATGTCGGTCGCCATCGGGCCGCCAGCGGCTGACGCCAACATCGTCGTCAAGCCTGATGGCCGTGCCTACACAGTCAAGTTGACCCCGCCAGACGAGAACGGCATGCAATGGAGCATCACGCCATGATCAGCGATGGGCGTTTAGACAGCATCGCACGCGGCCAGGACGTTCCGCGCGATCCCGATTTGCGCGCGCTTGCGCGTGAACTTCAACATCTTCGTCGTGCTGCGCCGATCATCGCCGATCAATTCAGCGCATCGGTCACCGTCGCTCTGTCGCAATCGTCGCCACGCACCTATCTCTATGTGTGGGAGCGGAACGCGCTGGAGTGGTTGCGCGAATGGCGCAAGACGGATAGCACGACGCCGATCTGCGCATGGACACAGGCTTACATCAACTATGGACCGCCACCTTGGGGAGATAAGAAATGAAGACACCCTCACGCATCATCGGCGCTGGCCTCAGCGGTCTGATCGCCGCACACGCCTTCCCGAACGTCCCAATCATCGAGGCGTCGGAACGACCGGAGCCGCACCGCGCGTTGTTGCGGTTCAGGACGGAGAACGTTTCCCATCTCACCGGCATCGCCTTCCGCAAGGTGTTGGTACGCAAGGGCATCTGGTCGCGCGGCGCGTTCGTCGCGCCAACGATTGCGCGGGCCAACAACTACTCTGCGAAGGTCATCGGCAGGGTAGTTGGTGATCGCTCTATCTGGAACCTCGATGCGGTTGAGCGGTACGTCGCGCCGGAAGACTTCCAGGAGCGTCTCCTTGATCACGTCGGCCTTCGCGTAACGTTCAGGGCAGAAGACGATCTGCGTGGCGACAAACCGTTCATCTCCACGGCACCGATGCCAGCCGTGCTGAATGCGTTGGACATTCAGCACGGCTTGGAGTTCGTTCGCTCGCCCATCGACGTGCGGCGCTACCGCGTGCCGAATTGCGACGCGCACCAAACGGTCTACTTCCCAGATGCAGACACAAGCCTGTATCGCGCGTCGATCACCGGTGACGTGCTTATCGTCGAAAGCATCGCATCAAGCTCGTTCGATCCTGTCGAGGCCGCAGCGCTCGTTGGCGGCGCGTTCGGCATCTTCACCGGCGACTGCGAGCCGCTGGGCCGTGTGAGCCAGGAGTATGGCAAGATCGTCAGCTTGCCCGATGCTCAACGTCGTGCTTTGATGTTTGACCTAACATCAAAGCACGGGTTGTACTCCCTCGGCAGGTTCGCGCAGTGGCGCAACATTCTTCTCGATGACGTGGTCAACGACATCCGCGTCATCAAGAAGCTCCTCGCATCCGACAACTATGAACTCAGAAAGGCAGCGTCATGAAAGTCACGCTCATCGATTACACAGGCTTCGGTAATCCCGATCCCTGGCACGCGGCAAACGTGCTTCTCTTCACGAAGAGCACGCGTCTGAACATGTCGCCGTCGCTGATGGACGACATCAAGGCATGGCCTGAAGCAAAGAAGATGGAGGAACTTGCCTACATGGCGAACACCATCCCGTCCTCCTGGGAGTTCGTCGGCTATACGTTCATGATCGAAGGCGTGAGCCGCGCCTTCACACACCAGTTCGTTCGCAACCGTCACGGCTCCTATGCGCAGCAGTCGATGCGCGTTGTGTCGATGGAACAGGGCTATGAATTCCTGATGCCGCAGCGGCTCAGCACGACAGATCGCGAAGTCGTCAACTCAGTGAACCGCAAGATCATCGAGGCTTACGGCGCGCTTCTCAAGAGCGAAGTCGCAACGGAAGATGCGCGAAGCATCCTGCCCACGAACATCGCCACCAACATCGTCGCGAAGTTCAATCTGCGCACGATGAGCGAGCTGGCGAAATCCAGGACGGGCGGTCGCACCCAGAACGAGTACATCAACGTGATGGGCGCGATGGCCACGCAGGTCACGCTCGTCCATCCCTGGGCAGAGCAGTTCCTGTTCCCGGCTGGGCGCGATCACTTCGCCGAGATCGAAGCGTTTGCCGAGCGCGAGTATGCCGGCGATCTCATCAAGAAGGGCGAGCTGCTGAAGATCGTCGATCAGATGCGGAAGGGAGCTAAGTGATGAACGGTCGCAGCGACCTGAAGGACATCCAGGTGCAGATGCGCCGGGAGACGGCAAAGGCTTGGGGCATCGCTGATCCGAACGGCTCCCGCGATCTCATCTGGCTTCCGAAGAGCCAGTGCGAACTTGAACCGGGCGAGGGGCCGAACAAGATGTCCACGCTCACCGCGCCTGAATGGCTTCTCAAGGAAAGAGGATTGATCTGATGGGCACGCCAATACCGGAAGGTATTCACTACAACCTTCAGCACAACAACTTCTACGACGCGAATGGAAAGGGCATGGGCGATGCCTTCTTCAGAAACTGGCATAGTCGCAGCCACGAGTTCCCGCAGCAAGGCGTAACGGTCGTTACCTCGCCCTTCAAGGTTGGCGGCACCTACAAGATGGTTGGCGGCGGTGAGGTCACGCTGATCAGCGAGCACTGCCCTGGCAAAGACCATCACACGATGGCCTGCAAAGACGGCATTCACCGATACGTCGCGCGCAAAGGCGATCTCGGACGTGTGACGGGAACGCCGCACAACGTGCCTGACCCGCGCAACCTCGTCGTGCCTGTTACGCCGATCTCTCCCGCCGATCTCCTCGCGAAGATGGCGGACACCTATCGCGAACGAAACAAGGTGTATGGCGACAACTGGCGCAACGTCGGCAACGTCATGATGGCGCTCTTCCCGGACGGCATCGAACTTCTCAACGCTGACGCCTTCAATCGTTGGCACCTGTTTGAGCTCATCGTCGTGAAGCTCACTCGGTTCGCGAACAGCCGCCTCACGCACGCTGATTCAATTCACGACATCGCAGTCTATGCCGCCATGATCGAAGCGGCGATCATCGAAAAAGGAGAGGTGAAATGACAATCTTGATCACAGGTTCTCGCAGCGGCTTGGGCGCTGCGTTGGCCGAAGTCGTCGGAGGCCGCGTGTACAACTTCGATCACCAACAGGGCCACGACGTTCGCGATCCGCAACGCACCTACGGCGACTGCCCGGCAGACGTTGAGGTGCTGATCAACTGCGCAGGCGTCAACAAGACGAACTGGCTGGAGAACGTCACCGATGCCGAGTGGGACGACGTGATGGACACGAACGCCAAGGGCATCTTCAAGATGACGCAATGGGCGCTCCCGGCGCTCATCCGCAACAAGGGCACCGTCGTGAACATCGTCTCCAACGCGGCCCACATGCCGATGACCTGCTCTGCGGCATACAACGCATCGAAGGGCGCGGCGCACATCCTCACGCTCCAGCTCGCGCGTGAGCTCACGAAGAAGCACGGCATCACCGTCTTCGGTATCGCGCCGAACAAGATGGCCGGCACCGGCATGAGCCGTGACATCGAGCGCCAGGTTGTCGAGCAACGCGGCTGGACCAAGGAACAGGCCGCAGCCTACCAGCTCGCTGCGCTGCTTCCCGGTGAAGAAACTCCGCCGCGCGCCGTCGCCGAGTTCATCGCGTTCCTTCTCTCGGAGCGCTATCGCCACAAGTATCTTTCCGGGACCGTGATTCCTTACGGAGCCTGACATGGATCAGATCGCCATCTACATCGAAGGGCCGCAAGGCGCGGGCAAGTCGCTCGTCGCGCATCTTCTCTGGGGCACGCTTCGCGCGCTCGGCTGCAAGGTCGAGGTGCTCGATGGAGGGGAAAACGTGCCCTTAACGTCAATCAACAAGGCCGCGTCGGCAGGCGTTCACAAGAAGCGCCCGAACATCCGCATCATCGTCAAGCAACACTGAAGGGAACGAACGTGGAACTCAAATCGATCATCGGATGCGTTGCGCTGCTGGCGCTCACATCCTGCAACGACGCTGACGTTGCCTCAAGCAATCTCAGCAAGGCCGCAGACAATTTCGAGATCGGGCGGCGCGTCGTGTTCTATAACGGCATCACCGACAAGTACATGTTCGAGATCATCGGACGTTGCTCGTTGGGCGCTGGAACTTCGGCGAAGAGCGTCACCGTCGTTTGCAAGACGAGCGACGGCTTCGTCAAGCACATCCTCGGACTGTCCGACAACGTGACCTATTTCGTCGAGCAGCTGAAGGATGCGCAGGTGTCGGTCGATATGTACCGCGTCACCTTTAAGCCTTCGGTAATCGTTCCGGACATCGATATTCGCGGCAGCCTGACCACCAACCCCGTTCCTGCCCAGAAGCGATAGGAGTCAACGTGAAATTTTTCATCGAACAAATCGCCTTGTGTCCGCCCAATCCGGCCAAGGCCATCGCGTTTCTCAAGGAACTGGGCCTCACCGAGTGGGCGCATGACGTGGTCGTCGCTACCGGATCGGTGCGCGGCGAAGGTCCTGTGACGAACCGCGCGCTGCTCGCCTTCAACTATCAGGCGACGCGCGGCGTATCAGAGGACGGCGTTTTCTATCCGGAGCCGAAACCCCTGGAGTTGGAGGTGTTGCACTACGTCGAAGGCCGCAACTGGATGGACACCAACGTTCCTTCGGTGTCGCACCTCGGCATGCATTGCTCGGCGGAAGAGCTAACCATGTGGACCGCCAAGTTTGAGGAACTTGGCATCCGATGGGCGCAAAACGTCGAAACAAAATCGCACACCAACCCGGTGATTGCCGGCAAGCGGTCATACAATTACCGCATCTTCGAAACACGCCACATTCTCGGCGTCGATCTCAAGTTCATCGTTCGTCGCAACATCGGAGAGTGACCATGGGCATGTACACGAAGGTCAAGGAGTTCCACGCGGCATTCGGCCATCCGCGCCCGCAGCGGCCGACGTTGATAAGCGCAGAACGTCT